CCGCTCATTCCTGAGAAATCAAGAGAGAAGATACCACCCCTACCTGAACTTGGTGACTTGGATATTTCCGAGGTTCTCAAAAGTGAGTTTTTCTTTAGCTGATAGTTACGCTAGGGGAACTATTACCCACTTAATCACCCTTACTAGAAAACTCGGAGGTTCTGATGGTTCACATCTACAACAACTCAGGAAAATATACAGTGGTCGTAAGCGGTATAGTGATCGGTCACAACCTCACCAAAAAAGAAGCGTTGGCAAGGGCAGAGGAATACGACCTTGACTGAGCCTTTAATCACGCCGCGCATCTTTGAGATTGATGATGGGGACACGCTTCCCATCACAGTCATTGTGGATGCCGATGGTTTCCACATCACCCAGCAAGACAACATGGGACTAGAGGACCACATAAGTCTCTCTTGGACACACCTCATGGGTCTTTTTGAATTAACCGACAAATTGGAAAGTATGATACATGTCAGACACTAGAATTTCACTACCCCTCGGTCGTGCAATCTATCCAGCCCTCAAGTTTGCAGACACAAAGTTCAACGAACTAGGGATTTACAAGTGCAATGTCAGTGTTCCTCTCAAGGAAGCGACAGACACTATGGAAAAACTATCCATGATCTTTAAGGCCCACACGGGGAAAGTACCGGCAAAAGCTGAGAACACCATGTGGAAAATGGAGATCGATGAAGAGACCGGCGAAGAGACAGGAAACGTCGTCTTCAAGTGCAGCGTCAAGAACGTGCAGCGAAAGAACGGTGAACTCTGGGACCGCCGTCCGAAGCAATTCGATGCCAAGATGAACCCTGTCAATCTTGATCCCTCAGGTGGGACAGAACTGTACGTTTCAGCCTCGGTCTATGAATGGTCTGCCGGCGGTAAGAAAGGCGTAAGCCTTCAACCCCTTGCGGTTCAAATCATCAACCTCGTTGAGCGTGGTGGAGCGAGTGCTGAAAGTTTCGGCTTCGCAGCGCAAGACGGTTTTGAAACAGACGACAACTACAGCTTTGGTGAGGATGATGCCCCAACCCAGAAAGAAGAGTTTGAAGACTTCTAAGAAAGCGGTTGGTCTGAAATATGGGTTTCGCTCTGGATTAGAAGAGCGCATATCGAAAGAGTTGGAAGGCACGGGTTGTTGCTTCTCATACGAAGAGGAAGCAATCCACTACGTCAAACCGGCTCGTAAAAGTAAATATACCCCTGACTTCATCATTACAAAACGTCCTGACGGTTCATCAAAAGAGCGGCCCTTGGTAATTGAATCCAAGGGTCGTTTCCTTACAGCCGACCGGCAAAAACATTTATTGATTAAAGACCAACACCCAGACATAGACATTCGGTTCGTATTTTCGAACTCCCGCCAGAAAATCAGCAAACAATCACAAACCACATACGCCATGTGGTGTGAGAAGCACGGCTTCCTATATGCTGACGGTTCGGTGCCTGAAGAATGGCTACGAGAATGAAACATGTACAACAAAAACAAGAAGCGTACTCAAACGCTCTACATGATCATCGATCATACAGGGACAACACCTAACATCGAGATTGATGCTCAAAACTTAGACAACCGAGACAGGTCGAAAGGCTATTTCGGTTGTCGCTATCACTACGTCATTACCCGCAGTGGTGACATCCAGCTTGGACGCACACTAGATCGGGTATCACCGCTAACCGGTATTCATGACTACCATTCAATTACTGTTTGTTTGGTGGGTGGTAAGAATATCGAAGGTGAACCAGAAGACAACTTCACTGACGAACAGAAACAAGCACTACAAGAGTTAATCACCGTATCTAGAAAATCGCACCCAGATTTAGAAATCTTGGGTCGTAAAGAAGTACGCCGACAACGGACGACCGGACCGGCGTTAGACCTTACACCTTTCAGATAGGAGTTGTTTATGAATACTCATGAAGAGAGTACACTTATTGCTCACGGACCTTGCGCTAACTGCGGTTCCTCTGACGCAAACGCTGAGTATTCAGATGGACATCATTTTTGTTTCTCATGTGAAACACATACGCCCAGCGCGGGTGAGGTTAGACAAGTAAAACCTCTGTCACCTGACATGATCCCAGTAGGATCGTATCAAAGCCTATCAAAACGCAAGGTACACGAGGCAACCTGTAAGAAGTTCGGGTATAGCGTGTCATCTTACAAGGGACAGACCGTTCAGGTTGCCAACTATAAGCGAGATGGTAAAGTCATCGCTCAAAAGATACGCTTCCCCAACAAAGAATTCAAAATGTTAGGGAATGCCAAGGAGTGCGGTCTATTCGGACAACACCTTTGGTCGTCTGGTGGTAAGACTTTGTGTATTACCGAGGGCGAGATCGATTGTCTCAGTGTAGCCCAAGCAATCTCAGCAAAACTGAATTGGCCTGTGGTATCTATCCCGCAAGGTGCTGCCGGTGCAGCAAGGGCGGTTAAGAAAGAACTAGAGTTCGTATCGTCGTTCAAGAAAGTTGTCATTATGATGGACAGCGACGAAGCCGGACGTAATGCAGCGAAAGCTATTGCCGCGTTGTTGCGACCAGATCAAGCGTACATCGCTGAGTTACCCGTCAAAGACCCTTCAGAATTACTAATGACCGGTCGCGCACAGGATATTGTCACGGCGTACTACGAGGCAAAGCCTTATAGACCGGATGGTATCGTAAAAGGTACTGACATCTGGGAAGACCTGATCACCGAGGATAACACTCAAAGCATTCCTTGGCCCTACGACGGTCTTAATAAACTCACACACGGGTTACGCAAAGGTGAACTTATCACACTGACCGCAGGTTCAGGTGTAGGTAAGTCACAAGTATGCCGTGAGATTGCTTATCATCTTATCCAGCAAGGCGAGACTATAGGATACGTCGCTCTCGAAGAGAACGTAAAACGTACCGCTATGGGTCTCATGGGATTGGCAATCAATAAACCTCTACACTTATCAAAGGAAGGTGTATCAAATGCTGATCTTAAACTTGCTTTCGACGACACCGTTGGTTCTGGTCGTGTTTACCTCTACGATCATTTCGGCTCTATGTCTTCGTCGAACCTTCTCGACAAAATCAGATACCTTGCCAAAGGCTGTGATGTTGGGTGGGTTGTCCTCGATCACCTCAGTATTGTTGTTTCAGGCATTGATGATGGTGATGAGCGGAAAACTATCGATGTTTTGATGACCCAACTTCGCTCTCTTGTAGAGGAGACAGGTATAGGACTTATACTTGTGTCACACTTACGGCGACCAGAAGGTAACCGTGGGTGGGAAGAGGGTCTAACAACATCACTTAATGCTCTCCGTGGTTCTGCGTCAATCGCCCAACTTAGCGACGGTGTGATTGGTCTTGAACGTAATCAACAAGACGCAGAAGCCGCTAATCAAGTAACAGTTCGTGTTCTAAAGAACCGTTTCTCTGGAGAGACCGGTATAGCCACGACTTTGTTCTTCGATAAGGACACCGGTCGGTTGTCGGAACATGAATTCAAAAAAGACGAGTTCGATGACTACTGATGAAATCTTTGAATTGGCTGAGACATACGTCGTCTTAGCCGTTCAAGAACCAGACGTATACACGGACGTATATACGCACTGGAATACCCAAGCACAGAAACTTGAACAGAAAGGATGGAAGACCATGAAAGGTAAGACACAACACGACAAGATCATGCAGCACTTGAAAAAGGCGGGATCGATCACCGTGCGTGAAGCAATGGTAGAATACTCTATTCAATCCCTGACCAAGCGTATCCAAGAGTTACGCGAGATGGGCCACAACATCGTGTCCAAGGTCAAGTTCCATCCTGTCACGGGACAAAAGTACACCCGATACACACTCGAAATTTAACGATAGGGGGCCGCTATGAGCGTATATGTAGGCGACATCGAAACCGACGGTCTGTTAGATACTCTGACCAAAGTTCACTGCCTAGTTCTACAAGACGTAGATACTGAACAGGTTTACTCATACGGCCCGAATGAAATCCAAGAGGGACTTGAGCGTATGAAGACAGCAACAAAACTGATCTTCCATAACGGTATCAAGTTTGACTTCCCTGCTTTGGAAAAGGTTTACCCTGACTTCCACGTTGATCGTGACAGGGTAATCGACACCCTAGTTTGTACCCGCCTTATCTGGACTGACCTAAGTGACACGGACAGTGGTAGAATTGCGGCAGGTAAGTTAGAACCGCGTAACCGTGGTTCTCATTCTCTCGCAGTGTGGGGCAAACGTCTGGGGGTCTTAAAAGGAGACTTCGGTCAATCGACTGATTGGGCTGAATGGTCACCTGAGATGCAGAAGTATTGCGAACAGGATGTAGCTGTCACTCTTAAACTGTGGGCGGCTATCTCAGCAAAGGAGTATTCGGACACCGCAATCGATCTCGAACATAAAGTTGCGTGGATCGTAGCGGAGCAAGAACGTCATGGGTTCCTATTTGACGTAGCAAAGGCCGAGAAACTTTTGATGCACCTTCAACAAGATCGTGCAAAAATTGAGGCAGACCTGCAAACTATATTCGATCCGTGGTACTCTGCTGTCGAAGTTAAAACACCTAAGAAGACGGTGAATTATAAGTCACTAGACCGGCACTCAGTGTGGGAAGATGCGCCTTATACAGTCATAAAACAAAACGTCTTCAACCCAAATAGCCGTATGCACATCGCTAACCGACTAACCAAGAAGTACGGGTGGGAACCTAAAGACTTTACACCGGACGGTAAACCTAAGGTGGACGAAACAGTTTTAGATTCCCTACCATACCCAGAGGCCCAAGCCATCGCTAAGTCTCTGATGATCCAGAAGCGTATAGGACAACTAGGCGAAGGTAAGAACGCTTGGTTGAACCTTGTTAGTGACGACAGCCGTATTCACGGTTCGGTCAACACTAACGGTGCCGTGACCGGACGTATGACGCATAACTACCCAAACGTGGCTCAAACACCATCCGTGGGTAAACCTTATGGTAAAGAGTGCCGTGAGTTGTTCATGGTTCCTGAAGGTAAGAAACTGGTCGGCGTAGACGTATCAGGCCTCGAACTCCGTATGCTTGGTCACTTCCTACATAAGTTCGACGAAGGTGCCTACGGTCACGAGGTCGTCAACGGGGACATCCACACGGTAAACCAAAAGGCCGCTGGATTACCCAGCCGAAACCAAGCAAAGACCTTTATCTATGGTTTCTTGTACGGTGCCGGCGCAGCTAAGATTGGATCAATCGTCGGTAAAGGCCCTAAAGAAGGCCAGAAACTAAAACACAAGTTTCTAGAACAAACCCCAGCTTTAGCACAGTTAATCAATGCGGTTACCCGTGCATCAAAGCGTGGTTACCTCAAGGGTTTAGACGGTCGTCTCCTACACATCCGCAGTTCACACGCAGCGTTGAACACTTTGCTTCAATCTGCGGGTGCCTTGGTGTGTAAGCAATGGGCTGTCGAGATGGACAAGGTGTTGGTGAAAAGAAACCTCAAACACAAGTGTCAGGTCGTAGCAAACATCCACGACGAACATCAATACGAGTGTGACGAGGACGTAGCTGAACTTGTTGGAGAACTCAGCATTCAGGCAATCAAGAAAGCCGGTCAACACTTTAACATAAAGGTAGAATTAGATGGCGAGGCCAAAGTCGGTAACAACTGGTACGAAACCCACTAAACAAAAACCAAAGGTTCTCCCGAAGGTGTGCGAGACTTGTCGTTATTTTTCCCTCCAAGGTAGCGATAGGTTTCGCACATACTTTTGTCAGAGATACCCAAGCACGGTGTCGGTAACGCCGACCTACTGGTGCGGAGAATGGAGCGATAAGAATGAGTAGAACGGTATTAATCGATGCAGATATTCTTATCTACCAAGTCGCAATGACCAACGAGGTTCCCACACGTTTTGATAATGGACTGTGGGTACTTTGGGCAGACGAAGACAAAACAAAAGCAGACTTCGATGAGGCCCTGGCAAGTATCGTCGAGAAAACAAAATCTGTAGATTATTTGCTGTGTCTCACCTCGCCTACGAATTTCCGCAAAGACATCCTTCCGACATACAAAGGTAACCGCAAAGAAACTCGTAAGCCGATGATGCTTCCTTTCTTACGTCGATATGTGATTGAGAATTACGTCTATGACATGCGGGAAGGTTTGGAAGGCGATGACCTCATGGGTATCTACGCGACAAACCCTAGTCGTCGCGGTGAGTCCATAATCTATTCGTTAGATAAGGACATGAAAACAATCCCAGCTAAACTATGGGATCACAAACTAGAAATCGTCACCGAGGTAACGCCTGAGGAAGCAGATCGTAACTGGTTCACTCAAACTCTTACCGGAGACGTAACTGACGGTTACAAGGGTTGCCCCAAGGTCGGCCCAGTAGCCGCCGCAAAAATCCTAGACAAAGAATGTAGTTGGGAAGCCGTAGTTTCTGCCTTTGAAAAAGCAGGGCTTACAGAACGTGATGCCTTACAGCAAGCGCAGGTGGCGCGGATACTTCGTCATGAAGACTACGACATAGCAACGGGAACAATAAAGGTATGGACACCATGAATTCATTCGACGTGATCGAAACTATTGATGATGACATCGTTAATAAACCTTCACATTACACACGGTTTAAGATCGAACCTGTGACGTTTATCATGCGTAACGACTTACCTTTCCACGTCGGTAACATCGTCAAATACGCCTGTCGTGCCGGTCATAAACCTTACCCAAACCAAGACGAAACACAGAGTGAAATCACTGACCTAAAGAAAGTCATGCGTTACGCAGAAATGCGTATCAATTTGTTACAAGGTGAGATGGAATTATAAAGGTGCGTAAGAAAACCTATAAAAACAAAGTACGAGAGGAATCCGATAACAAACAGGTACATCCTCTCGTGCCTAAAAACCCCGCTCAAAAGAACTACCTTGAGTGTATCTATCGGTTTCCTCAGGTCTTTGTTACAGGACCGGCAGGTACTGGTAAGACATACATCGCAGCGTCGATTGCCGCCGACATGTTTAACAAACGACAGATCAGTAAGATCATCCTTACACGCCCCAACATTCCCGCAGGTAAATCCTTAGGTTTCTTTGCAGGGACTATTGAAGACAAGATTGCGCCGTGGGTTGTCCCGCTTACCGAGGTGATCGAACAGCGTTTAGGTAAGGGTCGCTATGAAATCGCATTGAAACGCAAGGACATTGAGATTGTTCCTTTCGAAGTCATGCGAGGCCGGTCGTTCAATAATGCTTTCGTTATTTTAGACGAAGGGCAAAACCTAACTCCGCATGAAATGAAAATGTTTCTCACTCGTATAGGTGAGGATACTAAAGTCGTCGTCAACGGTGACTTACTTCAACATGACCTCAAGGCTGAGTCTGGTCTAGCGGTCGCTATCGATTTGATATTCAAGCATAATATCGAAGCCGCCGTCTGTCATTTCACACACGATGACGTTGTACGATCAGGTATATGCGCCCAATGGACTCGCGCTTGGGGATAATCTTAACCGTTACTAGACCTAGAAGGGTAACTTCATGTCTCAATTACCTATTATTGACAAAACTTTAGTCGATTATTTGGATCGAATGTATCCCGATGTCTCACCTGAGTTACAGATGACCGAACGAGAGATATTCTTTCGCCGTGGTGCCGTCGATGTAGTCCGTACACTACGTCGTATTTACTCAGAACAAAACGAAGACATTTTAGGGGGACACGATGCTTAGTGGTAATCTTCATCCTGTAACCAACATGTATGCGGTAGAAGAAATGTGGCCGCAGATAGAGCCTTTGTTGGATCGTGTTGCAGATGAAAAGGTGACGTTAGAAGATATCTACCGTTTTGTCATGGAAGGACGGTGGATGTTATGGGTAATTGAGAATCCGGATAGTTTTATTCTGACTACAGTCATTATAACCGAATTCATTGAGTACCCACAGGTCACTAATTTAAGGATCATATTTTTATCTGGTGATGATGAAGATTGGGCCTACGGAATACATGTGCTTGAAGATTTCGCGCGTGTAAACAAATGCCATACTCTTGAAGTTTTAGGCCGGAAAGGTTGGGAACGTGTTTTGAGGGGTCGTGGTTACAAACTGAATTACATAACTCTAGGTAAACGGATATTATAATGTTTCTAATAAACCTCGTTAGGCCACAAATCACGTTCAAAGGTGACAGTGGCGGCGGTGGCGGCGGCGGTGGTAGTTCATCGTCAAAAAAGCCATCAAAACCCAAATCTCAGGCTAAATCAAAAATAGGAACGGACGCTGGTGACGGAATGACTTGGCAAAAGTCATCCACCAGTAACGCGATAGTACGCGTTCGAACACCTAGTTCATCTTCCCCTTCGACATCACGATCCTCTTCTAGCAGTAGCGGCGGTCGCAACCTAGACGCAGACATGTTTGCAGGTTCTGGTTATGCACCAACAAAAAATGCTGGAACTTCAAAAGCCTCTCAATACACCTACAGTAACGACACCTACGGCCCAAACCGTACAACAAGTTCGGTGACAGGTAGTACGAAAGATTTTAACAGTAAAACTAGCGTGACGGCAAAAGACTTGGCTGATGGTAATGTTACCACATATCGAGCAAAGAACGGTATCGGTTCGGTGACCGTGGCGCAAGGCACGGCTTTCAAAGATGTTCCACAAGTCGATGTTGGTGGTCGTAAAAATTCTGAAGTTTATAACACACGGGACGTTGCAACCCCGACATACCGCCCACCTGTTACAACAAATACCGGCGGTGGTGGTTCAACAGCACCAGTTACTGCCCCTGAGAAGATTGACCCACGCGACGGTGTAGGTGGAGGTCGTGACGGCGGTAAAGCCCGTACCTCGAAAGCATCCACGACTAACGAGGATAAAATTGCAGTTGAACGGGCCGCACAAGGTGTGAATCGATACAAAATTCGTAACGGACAAGCCGTAGCTGCTTCATCACGCGGTCGTCGCACTAATTCCCTATCTATACGTCAAAATAGGAGTTCGTAACTATGTGTTTTATGAATTCACCTACACCACCACCACCCCCTCCCCCTCCTCCCGCCGCGCCTCCTGTGTTAGAGCAAGAAGCACCTAAATTGAGCGGATCAGGTGGTGATGGAAATATACTGTCGCGTCGATCGCGCGGTATGAAAAGCTACAAAATCTCAAAACGAAACAGTTACACATCCGATACAAATAAGTTGGGTGGTATGGTTCAGAAACAGAACACTAACGTCTAAACTAGGAAGGTAAGCCGTGCAAAAAGGTGACGCTAACTGCGCTAAAAAGTACGAAAACCTGTCCTCACATCGAACGACTTATTTAGAACGGGCAAGGGAAGCGGCTAAACTGACTATCCCTTCTCTTGTCCCAGACGAGGGCCACACATCTTCAACAAAACTCTACACGCCTTATCAAGGCGTAGGAGCGCGTGGTGTGAATAACCTTGCATCTAAATTGTTACTGTCATTGCTACCACCCAACGCACCTTTCTTTGCAATGCGATTGGACGATTTCACCGTTCAAGAACTAGCACAGACTGAGGGCGCACGGGCAAAAGTAGATGAAGCGTTAAATAAATATGAACGCGCCGTTATGACTGAGATTGAAAACTCAGGTATGCGGTCTCCTATTTTTGAAGCACTAAAACAGTTAATCGTCGCTGGTAACGTACTTCTATATCTACCCCCTGAGGGTGGCGCACGGGTGTTTCCGTTGAGCCGGTATGTAGTTAAACGTGACCCGATGGGTGAGGTCATTGAGGTTATCGTAAAAGAAACCATGTCACGGGCTACTTTGCCTGAAGACATCCAAGAACTTTTACGCACTAAGGAAGGTGATCTTCCTAGTGAACAAAATCAGAAAACTGACGAAGTAAACTTATACACCAAGATGTATCGCGAGGGCGGTAAATACATTCTATATCAAGAGATTGATGGAATGATCGTACCGGATTCTCACGGTAAATACCCGTTAGACAAAGCACCTATGCTTGCCTTGCGGTGGACACGGATTGACGGTGAAGACTACGGTCGTTCTTACGTCGAAGAGTATATTGGTGACCTAATCTCCCTTGAAGGTTTGTCTAAGGCTATTCTAGAAGCATCCGCAGTCTCTGCAAAGGTTGTCTTCTTGGTTGCACCAAATGGTACAACACGAGCGAAAGACATTTCTAAGGCTGACAACGGTGCTATCGTAGCCGGTAACGCCGCTGAAGTTTCTACTCTTCAAGTCCAGAAACAGGCCGATATGTCTATCGCGTCGTCTACGGCAAGTGTTATTACCGAAAGATTGTCCTTTGCATTCTTAATGAATTCAGCAATTCAACGAGCCGGTGAACGTGTGACAGCCGAGGAGGTTCGTTACATGGCAGGGGAACTTGAGGATGCACTAGGTGGTGTTTACTCAATTCTAAGTCAGGAATTTCAATTACCATTGGTCAACCGTATTATCGCACGGATGACTAAGAAGAAAAGGTTACCATCGCTTCCAAAAGGCGTGGCTAACCCGACAATCGTCACAGGTCTTGAGGCCCTCGGACGTGGACATGATATGAATAAATATCAAATGTTCCTGTCTGCATTAGCACCTCTAGGACCAGAAGCTGTCGGACAGTTCATGAACGTAGGTGATTATATCACTCGCGTTGGGACTGCACTGGGTATCGACATGGACGGTTTGATTAAATCTGAAGAACAAATGCAACAAGAACGACAGATGCAGATGCAAATGATGCAGCAACAACAGATGGCAGAGATGGCTAAATCGGCTACCGGTCCTGTTGCGAAAGAAGCCGCTGGTGCAATCCGTGAAGCTGTCGCAGGAAATGGTGAATAAACATGGTCGAACAAGTAGTTATCGACACCGCTGAAGAAAACTCCGGTCCTACACTAGAAGAACAAGCCGCGGCAATGGACGCTGAAAACCCTGAGACCCAAGAGGAACCTCAAGTATCTGATCGTCCAGAATGGTTGCCTGAGAAGTTTAGCTCTCCTGAAGACATGGCACGAGCCTATTCAGAACTGGAGAACCGATTGAGTTCCCAACAGCTTGAAGCTGAAGAGACAGATGCCCGTGAAGAACTTGAAAACGTTGGTGTTGATTACGACGCATTATCTCAAGAGTTCTGGCAAAACGGTGATCTTTCTGACGAGAGTTATGCTCTTTTAGAACAAAGCGGTATTCCACGAGAAATCGTCGATAGCTATATTGAAAGCCAAATAGCAAGTGTTGAGGCGCAGCGAAGTTCAATCATGAATGAAGTAGGTGGTCCTGATGGATACAATGCTTTAACCGAATGGGCGGCTGACAACCTAGACGAAGCTGAAATTGACTATTTCAACAATGTAATGGACTCCAACGATTGGCGAGCAATCCAAATGTCAGTCCGAGCAATCGCTGCTCGCCGTGACGCTATGGAGGGTATCGAGCCAAGTCGTAACCTATCTGGAAGTCTATCCGGAGGCGGTGGCGGGTCTTACGACAGCGTTCAGCAACTAATGTCTGACATGCAGAACCCTGCGTATGAGAACGACCCCGCGTTCCGAGCGCAAGTCGAAGCTAAACTTGCGAGGTCAAACATTCTCTAATGTCCTTATACGAAAACATCCACCAGAAACGGAAGCGTATTGCTAATGGTTCTGGGGAAAAAATGAAATCCAAAGGCCAGAAAGGTGCGCCCTCTGATCAGGATTTTAAGAACGCTGCTAAAACAGCAAAACCTAATAAAATGAAAATTAGGAAGAACACATGAGCCAATCAGGACGAGTTTATTCAGAGTACGATAAAGAGTATCAGGCTCGTCCTGAACAAGTTAAGAAGCGGGTCTCGCGTAATAAAGCACGTCGGATGATGATAGCTAAACACGGGAAGTCTAAACTAGCTGGAAAAGACATCGATCACTCTGATGGCAACGCAACTAACAACTCTAACAATAACTTGAAAATCAT